TACATCCTCACCTTTCTTTATCTTTCCTGCCTTCTGCATTGCATAATTGGCTCGATTACGACCCATTCTATTCTTAACCTGTTCAGGTTTACTGTGAAAATCTTCGTATTCCTTTTCGTAATTTCTAGTTCTTTTATTAGTTTTTATTTTTCCACCACCAAACTTTCTCACAATTTGGTCTTGAAATAGTTCCACTTTTCCACCTCTATACGTCATATAACATCCTGTCTCTTAACCTTTCTGCTCTGGCTCCTACTTGCGTAGCCCATTTTGAGTCCATCATTTCTTCGGCTGCTTCTTCAAACCTTTGAAGGTGTAAAGCATGTAAAAATCTTTTAAAACGACTTAAACGTGGATAGCCTAAATTGAAACACATATTAGCTAAAATTCTTTGTCTATTGTCATCTAACCCACGCCACCAAGGTTCATTCGTATCTAATTCCTGACAAACAATGTCTATATCATTATTTAAACATTCTTTAATACGATCATCGTGTACGACTGTTCCCACTTCTTTTCCGTGCTCCTCGTCTTTTTCCGTGATTAAATGTCCGACACCAAGTGTGGGATAACCTAAATGATCTAGATAAATCTCATACTTATAACCTTCATCCATAATCAATTCTTTCAGTAACTTATCTTTATCCATCTCACTCATTTTCTTCCTCGTCATCGAGACTACGATAATATTCAACAATCGCCAAAATATCCCTAGTATATCTTCTAATCTCTGCCATATTGTTACTGATATTCTCATAATCTTTAGTGGTTAAAGCGTAATACGCCTGTCTCGGTGCCTTTCCTTCCTCCACCAGTTTAAGATATTCCTGAAGAATTTCTGGAGTAAGTATCTCCCAATCCACCCCAACCAACTGCATTTCCATCGGTAATGGCGGGTGAAACATGGGAGGTCGTTCTTCTATATTAATTACCTCTACAGGTTTAGTACGAGTACCACCTAGGGGGAACATGGAACATCCCGCCATCAAAAGAACTAAGCTAACCGTCAGTAGAATCTTCATCTTCTTTCTCATCAAACTGGTTAGGATCGGTAAGTTTTACTAATCCGTCAAAAACCCGCTTGGTTGCTTTGTTTACCTTGCTCTGTAAAAGCTGTGGCTTGGCTAAAGCTAATGCGTCTAAATCATGCCGAGCAAAAGTCTGCTTGAGAGCATTGACCTCACGCATGTTCTCTTGATTCTTTTTAGTCAGACTGTCTATCTGGGCAAAGGTTTTCTTTTGGTGTTCCAGATTTTTCTTTATCTGTTCGTTCTGTTTCTTGATCTCTCCTTCCAAAACAATCGCATTGCCTTTTAAAGTGGCAATTTCATCATTTAGACTGTTAATCCAGAAATAAGAACCACTGGCTACCAGTAATAATGCTATGCCCAAACCTATTGATAATTTCATATATGCTCCTTAAAACCTTCCCCTGCTAATCTTAGAGCAGGAGCAGACCGACTCCAGACCAACAGGGGTCGGCTAGTTTGCTAATGGATTCTTATTACCTTCTTCCAGTTTATCTATATCTTTCTCTAAATCTTTTACAGATACAGTAAGTCCCGCTAATTGTACTTTCAATGAACTAACAGATGACGCTTGTGCCTTTAAAGAAACATTTATACCTTCATCTATTGATTTATTTATGTATTCAACTGAAGTTTCTATGCCAGCAAACCTTTCTTCTATGTCTTGTTGTGCATCTTCAGTTTCTCCAATACCGCCTACCTTTGCTTCCAGATTTTCAAGCCTATTAACGTAAGTAGCTCCTGTATAACCAAATCCCGCTAAAGTTCCCACTATTGTTACTAAAGCAATAACCTGTGTTGTTTTTGATTGAAACCATTCCATAATCTTCTCCTATAAATTAGGTTGTGAACTTATTAGGGTATTCATAGTAGTTAAACTGGTTCTTGCTAACCCATAAAATGCGTTGATGTTGTCTGAAATAAACGCATCTGCATATATTTCTCTGGATTCATACCAAGTTTCCTGTTTGGGAATCTGTGCTTCCCGATAAGCATTAAATCCTGGCACATAGCCTAAATAAGCTATAAGAGTGGACTCATCTCCGTATTCCCCTGTTTCCTCTTGCTGTGCGGTACCTTCTTCCTGTTGTTCCTTGATATTCTGGGCGATAATCTTATCCGCTATCTGATCCGCTTCACTGGCAGTCATCACTCCGCCAATGGCAGTATCTATTTCTCCTTGCATATCTTGTACTTGCACATCAGCCATGACTATTTGAGGGTTATCATCCAATCCTGGCATCGGTGTTACCACTACTGAAACATTGGTAACAGTTCCTGTATCCCCGCTTAATGACAATACTTGTTGAGTCTGTACGGCAGCAGAAGCAAATTGAGCAGATCGGCTTGGAGAACTACTGGTACTCATACCTCCTGTAGAAGACGAAGTCATGGCGGAAGAAGTCCCTGTATTTCCTGCTGCAACCGTATTATCTGTCGTATAAACCGATGTTCCTGCTGTAGTTCCACTCACACTATTAGCTGCTGTTCTTATCGTATTAGCTACTATACTTAAAGCTACCTCTCTGGTTAAAGAACTTTTACTTTCTCCTTCTTCATCCGCTAATAATTCTTCCTCTATTTCTTCTGCCTGTTCTATAATTTCTTCTTCGGCTTCCGCTATTCGTTCTTCCTCTATTTCTTCGTAGATTTCTTCAACGGCTTCTTCTTCAAAGATTTCTTCTTCAGGTTCTTCTTCGTGGGCGACCATTTCTTCTTCGGCAACCATTTCTTCTTCAAACCATTCATCCAGTTCTTCAACTGTGTCAAAACTTTCGACAAAAACTTCTTCATAATCTAATTCCTCCCTCAGTATGGTATCGAACTCATACAATTCTGTTAGTTCTTCCGCATCAAATACTTCTATATATTCCGCTTCATAGTAATTGGCTTCTTCAAAATCAAATATATCCATTTGAAAATCCAAGTCATTCCAAGTATCTAAAGGCGAAGTATCCCACTCAATCCAACCTTCATTATTAAATGCCACATCCGTTCCATACCATTCATCTACCTGTGTTTGACCAAATTCCTGTAGGTCTATTTCATACCATTCTGCATCGGTAAAATACATACCTGCGTAGGGGTCATCATCGTAACAATAGCTTGGGTTATCTATACAGCTATCGGTAAAAGGATCATCGTAACCATAATCAAATTCATCTGGCACATAATAAGCAACTGAGGCTTCTTGAGTATATCCAGCACAGGAAGGTGAATATTGGGGATCGTCATCACATTGTTGATCATCATAGGCACTCCAATAAGAAGGGCATTCCTGACTGTAAAGTTGAGTTATATTGCATTGTTGCGTTAAATAAGCGGCTGCATAACCAGTACAATCCTCATCATATAAAGAATTTAACGCACATTGTTGAGCCATATAAGCAACAACATAGCCAGAACAATTAACCGAAGTTAAAGGTACGGTTGCACACAACGATTGATCCGTGCCATCACCATACAAAGAACCACCATCTTCCAACAGGGTATTCTTGGCGTTACTACTGGAGTTCCAGTCATAGTTAACACAGGTTCCAGAAACATCAGTGGTTCCTGTATTACATTCATCAAAGAAATGGTAGGTATAAATCTGTGAGGTACTGCCCTGTTCCCCTATTAAAACATCATGGCTAATAATATCTAATTCACCATAGCGATACTCATAAGTATCGTTGGGATATAACCAGACTTCTATACTGTTATCGGAATTAGCCCGATTGTATTCCCTCATGTTATACCAGCCAAAAATGGTGTAATCATCAAAGGCTTTAGCTTTCATGGCAGAACCACCATCTTTTATCAAGTCAGTCCAAAACACAAATAAAGTATTGGTGTATTGCGGTAAGGGGTCTGGGGTGTAATCCCCACAATAACTACCTGTCAGGTTAAAATGCAGACAGCCATTGGTAGCCATTCTCGCTTGGGTGTAATCATTACCATAAAAGGTAAAAGTAAAACCTAAATCAAAGGCAGAAGAAACTGAATCATCGTTTGAGCCTAGTCCTGTTGAACCTGATGAATTGGTTTGCAAGTCATATAAATCTTGGCTTCCTTCGTAGACATAATCCGCTTTGACATTGAAGGCTGCAAATAGAGCCGAAATTCCCAAGACCACCATGAACAATACGACATACCATTCTGCTTTGTAAGTAGGTTTGCCTTTCTTAACTTGCATCATTCCATTCTTTTTTACAGGTAAATTTGCCTTTTCTTAACCCATCCAAATCCCCTGCAACGTGCCTAGTGTCCCTACATTTCTTTATAAATAATGCCCTTTTTTCATCATAATCAGGGCGGTCTGTTCGGTTAACTTTCCAGCCCTGTGTAGCTTCTTTACCAATCTTGCCCATATATGGACAAGGAGTTCCTGCCATTTCCATCGCTGCGAATACCCTTTCGTCTTGGCATAGGATTGAAACTGCTGCCACCTTCATCCCCATGTCATAAATATACTTAGATAATTTCAATCTTTCACAGTTCTCATCTCGTATAGTTCTGCCCGTTGAGAAGCCAAACACCTGACCTTGAAAAGCACCTGAACGACCTGTTGTGCAAAGGTCCTGGCTATAACTCATTATACTTGGAGCGATTGCCGAGGCTGGTGGTGCTTCTGTCTTAATGTCCTGTTCTATTCTTTGCGTAGAACTGGACTCGTTAATGTTTCGGTTGGTATTGTCCGTAGTTGAATTATTTTCATTTCGGTTAGTGTTATCCGTTGTTACATTAGACTCCGATGTGGACTGATTTACGTTGGTGTTCGTGTTGTCAGACGTACTCGTTGATGTATTAACATTGGTGTTGGTATTGTCCGTTGCCGAGGTGCTAGTAACATTTTGATTCACAGTCGAATTTACCGTTGAATTAGACGTTGACGTATTGACATTTGTGTTGGTGTTTTGATTTGTATTTGATGTTGTTGCTGTCGTAGTCGCTGTCGAAGTGTTTACATTGGTATTGGCATTGGTCGAGGTGTTATTATTGGTGTTGTTATTGGTGTTGGTTGCTGTTGCTGTCGTGGTCGAAGTATTCGTATTATTATTGGTGTTGGTTGCGGTTGAAGTCGAAGTGTTTGTGTTCGTATTCGTGTTTACGTTGGTATTGCTGGTTGTTGTATTATTCGTTGTATCTAACGAATTCTGTTCACAAAACTCAGTTCCCGCAGTACAGTCAGGGTTTTCAGGCTCTGTTTCTGCTGCGAATAAAGAAATTGAACCTAGTAATCCAATTAGAATCCATAGGGTTGCAAATACAATCCAATGTTTCTTCACTTCTTTTATTTTTCTTTTGCTTTACCAAAATTAAAGGCACATAAATCAACAAGTTTATACAATTTACCGATCCATATATCGTCTTTAGGTGTTGGTGTAACCGCAGCGACTATAGAACTCACCGTTACTATAATCGTCACTATGGTTACTATATTTACTATAAAATCCATAATTCCTCCTTATGGTTTAAAAATTTCCTGCTCTATTAATCTCTCTCTATTCTTTAAATGAAGCTGTGCCACTTCCTTTTTATTCTGGGCTGAGTACGGAACGGCATGGTAACACTCGATCATGTCTTCATTCACATTCACATCATTCACCCAAATCTCTCCTAAAACTCTACCAAATTTTCCCTTGGCTTTTTCTTTATGAGTCTTAATTACTATATTCTTTTTTTCGTGTTCTTCGTTTACCCAGTTCTTTAAAAATTCTTTGGCAAGTAACCCCCTCGCCTTTTCATCCAAGTCTCTTGTGCGACTTTCGGGAGTGTCAATACCCACCATACGAACCCTACAGGAATGAAGAATATTAAAACCCAAATCAATAACGACATCCAAAGTATCGCCATCAACCACTTTTTTAACTTGTTTACATCTATATTCATACATTACTTCTTCTCTTCGCCTTTAAAACTCTTTGAAGCACCTGAAGTTCCTGCATAAAGTCCAAACCAAGCTGCACCTGCACCTACTACAATTGAGATTAAACCAGACTGTTCAAATGAAGGTTCTGGTAAATCCATGAACCACATCACCGTGTAATAAAGTAAAAAGATATAGACTGTTAAAAAAGCTCTGGGAAATATCCGCCAGCTATCTACCGCTTGTGCTAGAAAAATCCATCTCTGATGCGGATTCTTAGTACCTTCATCTTCCAGTTCCCTTATACGATCTTTTAATGTTGATTGTTCTTGTAATAAAGCCATAAATTTATTCAGGTCTATTTCGACTTCATTACGATCCATGTCTCCTGAAAATCTTTCTCTATCGCTCATTTTAAAAATTCCAGATAAGCGGTAAACCCAAGAAATATGGTATAAAGACCAATAATTAAGCGATCTATTTTATCAAAGCGTTTACTACCTGCTTCCAATCTTTTCTCTATATTATCATAGCGTATTGCACATACATCTTCATGTCCTTTGAGCTTAACCTCCAGAGTTTTAACTGTCTGACTCATCTTCCTTGACAAGTTTTGTTAGACCATCACCCAAATCTTTTTCTTTATAGTTTTCTTCCTTGTCCTTGCCATTCGCTTGTGGGTCCTGTTGCATCGCATTTGTATACGCATTCTTGGCAGTAATGCGAATATCCAAAGCGTACTGTACCTTCAATAATTCCTGTTGCAGAGTATCTATTTCCTTGTTCAAGTTCTCCATATAGTTAGCTAGTCTCGCCACTTGTGGGTCAACGGCTGGAACCTCTACTTTTTCTTCCGTTACTGTTTCTTCTGTCATTGTTGCTCCTTTTAACTAGGGATAACGTAGCTGGGATCAGGCACAGGATT